CCCTGGAAAGCGGAGCTTGGTTTAATACCAATATAATTACAACTATTACTCTCGATGATATATTTGGTGACTTTGCTCAATACTCACGCTTTTCGCTATACGGATTGAGGTCTGCATAATGGCTACAGCGACTTATATAGCTTTGGCTAATCTAACGTTTACAGGCGATAGCTCAATAACTTTTTCTTCTATCCCTGCGACCTACCGAGACCTTGTTCTCATAGTTACTGCAACATCAACATCAAGCCAAACCTACTGTCGTGTAAATGGCGATGGCAATAATGGAAACTACTTCAATGTTCAAATGCGTGGAAACTCAAGCGGTGCTCAGTCATCCTCTGACAACCCCTCAATTATTTATGTATTCCATGCTGACGGAGACAACGGCTCTGCCATTATGCACTTTATGGATTACTCAGTAACAGACAAACACAAGACTGTTCTTGTTCGCTCTAATGCCGGAACTGGTGAGGTCGGTGCAATCGCAAGTAGGTGGGCAAACACAAACGCAATTACCTCTATTGAAATCTTCCCCAACAGCGCAACGATGGATGGGTCAGTTGCCCTTTACGGAATAGTGAGCTAATTATGAGTGCATGGACAGTAATAGACCACGAGGAAGTTCCCTCAACACAAGCAAGTATTGAATTTACTTCTATCCCCCAGACTTACACAGACTTGATTATTGTTGTGTCAGGTCGCTCAAGCCACAGCGGGTCATTTGCTGACATAAAAGTTGGCCCAAATGGTTCATTCTCAAATTTGACTATTCGTAGATTATTCGGAACTGGCTCATCACCTACTTCAGATAGTCCAACCTCTGAAGCTGCAATCGGTAATGCTGGTGGCTCAACATCAAGCACTTTTTCTAGCACTCAGATTTATATTCCAAATTACACATCTTCAAATGCAAAATCTATGAGCATTGAAAGTGTTGCTGAAAATAACGCTACATTGGGCTATACAAATATTACGGCGGTTGTGTGGAATCCATCTCCACAGGCAGCTATTACAAGCATTACTCTGAGTTGGAACGCAGGTAGTTTCGTTCAATACAGCAGTGCCACGCTCTATGGCATCACCAAAGGCTCAAGCGGCGGCGTAACGGTAAGCTAAGATCATGACGACTAAATCTCTATTGCACTCAAGCCTTGAAGACAACCAGTACTACACGTCCATGTTGGCCGGGAATGCGGCGTATGCGCCGCTTGAGATTCAGTATTTAGTCATCGGGGGTGGTGGTGGTGGTGGCTCAAATGTCGGTTCTGGGGCAGGTGCAGGGGGAATTTTTTATGCAACTAACCAATCTTTCACTATTGCCACCAATTACACAGTAACAGTCGGTGGTGGTGGTGCGGGAGGCGTATCTTCAGCAGATGGTAATCCCGGCATAGATTCAAGTTTTGGATCTCTCGCTGTTGGTTTAGGTGGCGGTAAGGGAGTCTCTTACGCAGTTCCCGGCAAAACAGGTGGCTCTGGGGGGTCAGGAGGTGGTGGCTCATCTTCCAACGGTAGCCCGACAACTACTGGAGGAACATCAACGCAAAGTTCGACAGGTGGAACAGGTTACGGAAACAATGGTGGAACTGGTAGAGGTAACGGCACCGCCAGCCCGGCGGGAAATGTTCCCGGCGGAGGTGGCGGAGCAGGAGCTGCTGGCACAAATAGAGCATCCGGAGATACCACTGGTGGGCCGGGCGGGGCTGGGACTAGCGACTTCAGCTCAATAGGTTCAATCACTTCATCTGGAGACAATGTTGCTGGAACTCGCTATTTTGCTGGTGGAGGCGGTGGCCCATCTAACGCAAGCACAACAGCATCACCCGGAGGGTCAGGGGGTGGGGGTGCTGGAGCAACTGTAGTAGGCGATACACCGACAAATGGAACTTCTGGAACTGGAAATACAGGAGGTGGAGGAGGAGGAGCGGTCAGCAGTGGCACTGGAGGAAGCGGAGGTTCGGGAATCGTCATTCTGAAGTATCCTAGTTCTTTTACTATCTCTGTCGGTGCTGGTTTGACTTCTACGACCTATACAGATGCAGGTTTCAAATACACTAAGTTCACCGCTGGCACAGGCAACATAAGTTGGGCAGCATAATGGCACACTACGCACTGTTAGATGAAAACAATGTTGTCACAAATGTCATCACAGGTGTCGATGAAAACATAACTCAAATTGATTTAGATGGCAGAATTGTGGGTGGAAGCTCTGAGGCATGGGAGCAGTTCTATGCAACAAGACCTTGGCTAAATGCAGCAAGTTGCAAGCGAACTTCCTACAACGGCAACATCCGCAAGAACTTCGCAGGTATCGGTTATATCTATGACGAGGCTCGCGATGCCTTTATCCCTCCAAAGCCCTACCCAAGCTGGATTCTCGATGAGGACACCTGCCGATGGGAAGCACCAATCCCTTATCCCAATGACGGGCTGGGTTATTTTTGGGATGAAGAAGTTGGTGATTGGGCTCCGATCGTCTTCGAATGATAGAATAGATCCAAAACAAGTAAGGAAAAACATGTCAGACAGACCTACTAAGCTAGTCGTGGACTGCTCGCTACCAGAGGGGCACCCAGACAAGGTACAGATCATTCCTCTTACAGACGAAGAGATCGCTGAGCGCGAGGCCCAGGCTGCCCAGGCTGCTGCTGAAGAGCTTGCTCGTCAAGAGGCTGCTGCTGCTAAAGAGGCACTAAAGGCATCCGCTAAGGCAAAGCTTATTGCTGGCGAGCCACTAACCGCCGAAGAAGCAGACGTTCTAGTTCTCTAGTTTTTGACAGGAGTCAATAATGGCAATTAATTTCCCAGATTCACCCACGCTCAACCAGCAGTTTACAGCAGCTGGTCGTACTTGGGAGTGGGATGGTTCTACGTGGATCAACGTCGGAACCGATATCGTCGTTGCCGATATCACGGACTTGACAGCCACGGCTACGGAAATCAATTACACCGATGGTGTGACTTCTGCAATCCAGACCCAGCTCAACGGCAAAGCTGCAACTAGCCACACTCACATTATCGGAGATGTTACTAGCTTGCAGACTTCGCTTGACGGCAAGGTCGATGAAGTCAACGGCGCTGTGACCACAGCATCCACAAGCGCAACCGTTGTGCGAAACATAACACTCTCAACCGGCGACCCAACTGGCGGAGCAGACGGCGACGTTTGGCTTAAGTACACCGCCTAGTTAGGAGAATAAATGCCTGGGCACGTTAGAATAGGCGGTGCTTGGAAGACCGTAGGTTCTCCAAGCGTTAGAGTTGGTGGTAGCTGGAAGTCAGTAAGCGCTGGCTTTACTAGAGTCGGTGGCGCTTGGAAGCAGTGGTATACATCTGTTGTACCTGGCAACTTTGAGCTTATAGAAACCCAGACTATGGGCGGAAGCCAATCTTCACTTACTTTTTCTAATATCAATTCCACCTACGGCACAACCTATCAACACCTACAAATTAGGTACACTGCTAGAAGTTCTAGGGCAAGCGCCGACCCAATGATTATTCAACTAAATGGAACGACCCAAACCAAAAGCGTTCATATGTATGGCGATGGTTCAAATGCAAATGATGGTAATGGTGGAGCTAGTTATGCAATTCTTTTTGCTATTGCCGGTGCAAATTTACCAAGCCAAGCATTCGGTGCTGGAATTATTGAAATCGTAGATCCATTTGAAACTACAAAATTTAAAACAATTCGCAGCTTTTCTAGCGCACCAACTGAGGCAGTCAGCATGGATACCGCTTTCTGGTCCACCACCTCGGCCGTAAACACAATACAATTGTCTACATTTAGTGGAACTAATTTTGCTAATGGCTCTAGATTCTCACTTTACGGACTGAGGGGTGTAAATGCCTAGTGCAACATACACCGCATTAGCTAGCCATACGCTTAGTTCGACGGCCTCTACGGTGACTTTTGGCTCTATTCCAAATACCTATAGAGACTTAGTGGCAGTAATTAATATTCGAGGACTTACTGGCTCTCCCACTGCCAGAGGGGGGTACATGCTTCTAAATGGTAGTGCATTATCGACTGTGTATGTGTCTTCTAGCGGTGGGAACAGTAATAGCGGAACAGATGGTTCGGACGGGATTGTTCCATTTGCAAATGGTCACGGTGTTTTTATTGTAAACATAATGGATTATTCTGCAACCGATAAGCATAAGACCGTTCTAACAAGAGCAAGTTCTCCGGCGGTTTCTTCTTGGTTTATTGGAAGTAGGTATGCTTCAACAAATGCCGTAACTTCCATAACTTTTTATGGACCAGATAATGGCTCAGACCAATTTGCGGTTGGCAGTACTTTTACCCTCTATGGGATAGCGAGTTAACTATGAGCGCCTTAACTGTTATTAGTCACACCGAACTTGCTTCAGCTTCTCAAATTCAATTAAATTCAATTCCAGGAACTTATACAGATTTAATGATAGTTGCATCTTTAAGACTTCCGACCGAAAATCCTTTTATTGGATTTAGATTAAATGGAATTTCTTCTGGAATAACATTTTTAGCAATAGCCGGAGATGATGGTGGTGGCGGTCTTGGCGGATTTACCCGCACCGATGATTACATCGGCTCAATTATGCATGCTAATGCAACCCCAAATGCTTTTGGAACATTAACTGCTCGCATACCAAATTATGCTGGTTCTGGAAATAAGGTAGTTTCTTATGAACTATTTGGCGCAACTGCAAATACAACCTGTTTTACACAAGCTGGAGGAATAATGTACTCTACGTCTTCCCCAATAACATCAATTACAATTTACAACTGGGCTTCTAGCAATCTATCTCAGTACTCATCAATTACTCTTTACGGAGTAACGGCCGGCTCCTCAGGCGGGGTCACGGTTAGCTAATAAGGTAGAATAGACTCATGCCAGTCACTCCAGACGTAACGCCCCCAGACTACTCGACAGCTGTTGGGCAAGTTCGATTATTGATCCCAGATACAGAGCAACTTGGAGATACTCCAACCTATATCTTTAGCGATCCACAGATATCTGCCTTTCTTGCGATGTATAGCAACAGCATTAAGAGGGCTGCCGCTCAAGCAAAGCTTGTTCTTGCTACAAGCGAAGCACTGATTAACAAAGTAATCAGGACCTATGACTTTCAAACAGATGGCGCTAAACTTGGCGCTGAACTTCGTGCCCAGGCGCAGGCACTTCAGGCGGAAGCCGATCGTGATGAACTTGATGAATCAAGCGACACCTTCATAGTAACTGCACCTACCACGAAGTGGACCAATACTTGGCTTTAAACTCTCGATCTGCCATTGATCCGAGATGGTATACCCATAATCGGTCGATTGAGCAATCCCTAGAGCTTTGTAGCGTAGAAATATATAACCCCGCAAGTGCTAGCAGTACTTACGATGCTGCGACAAATACCTGGAGCGATAACTCTGTAATTCTTTGGCAGGGCAAGGCAAGAATTCAACCTCGTTCCTCGACCGTGCGACTGGGCACAACGGGGAATGTATATACAGCGATCGACCCCGGTGCCAGCCAAATAATGGAAGTTCATATTGGGCTAAAGGAAAATCAACTAGCGGGGTCTAATGGCGATATGCCAGATTTGCGCCCGGGCCACAGAATGCTCATTACGGCCTCCCCTATTGACCCTGCTCTTTTAAACTTTGAGTTTGTTGTGCGTTCGGTACTAAACAGCTCTAACCCCTGGCACAGACTACTGCTATGTGAAGTAAATCAAGAATTGAATCCGAATAACAATGGCTAAACTTACATACAATATCAGCCTAAAGGGCTTGAATTTTCCTGCGCCAGGACAGAAGAAAAGATTTCCGCATTTAGAAAAAATAGAACAAGACCTTCGTTCATCTTTGGGCATTGGACTACAGGCTGGCGAAGAGGCAATGAAGGATCGAATTCTTAATAGCCCGCCAACTGGTTCTCGCGTAGACGATGGTCGCCGCGTGGATACCTGGACTATGTATGACAGCATTGGAAGAAGCCAAGTTCGCGCAGAAAAAGTGCGGGACAGAAGGCGGCGCAGGCCGGCAAAGTTTAGTTTTGGTTTTCCAGCTGATGAAAATGGTAACATAGCAGATGCTCCCGCAACCCCAACTAGCGGCCCAAGCGAAAACCCAAGATGGCGACAAGACCCAAATTACTTTGTAATGCAGGAATATGGAGATGAGTTATTTGACGTATCTTATCCGGGTATGTTCGCACAAGAAGAGGGTCAAAGAGCATTTATTTCCACTTTTGAAAATGAGATGAAAAGAAAGGGTTATAAATAATGAGCCTTTCGTTATTGCCAGTACAAGATCAAATCGTAACTAAACTACAAGAGCTGCCTCAGTCGGTTTATGAAAATGGCGTTCCAGATGATGCGCAGCTAGAATACCAAAACGGCATTATGCTTCCGTTTATTGTGCCCTTCTTTGGTGGATTTGCGAGATCAAGCGATGGCAGGGGAATAGTATCTTCAAGAATGGATCTTGGAGAAAGCTATTGTATTGTTCAATGCGTTGGCCCAACTGAGCGATCATCGAGGCAGGTAGCCGATGCGGTTAGAGACAAGTTAACTGGATTTAAGCCAACTGATGCTGGGGAGCTAAGGCCAATAACAAACAGCAGAATTGTGTTGCCAGACTTCACTTCAAGACCCGCAAAGTATGTTGCTGAAGTTACTTTTAGGTATTCGGTAAACACAAATGTGGTATCATAATAAAGATTAGGAAGGACTTTTATGGCTGTTGCTGCCAAGAATGTTCGCACAGGTAAGGTGTCAATTGTACCCGATCACTATATCGGACATCCGGTTTTGGGCAAAGACCTCGTTTTAGAAACTGACGAGGCTCCGGCTGCACCAAAAAACAAAAAGAAGCAAGCTGAATTTTTCTCAAAGTGGGAAGACTCGGCTCGCACGGAACTAAAGGAGCAGCCAGCTCCAGAAACTACAGAGGAATAAAACTATGCCTACAAAAATGCTACGTCCAAACGTTGGTATTTATGTTGCAGCCTCAAATGCGTTTGCAAATTTCGCAGCTCCTACGCTGACCGAGATTACGGACGACACAAAGGTCTTCAACATTTCTCCAGCCGTTACTGACGACTACACCCTGAACATGACCGACTCCGAGAGCGACAGCTCACTAGCGATTGTCGACAACGCAGACGTTCAGACCCCAACCTACCACAACTACGAAGCCTCTCTAGACGGCTTCCGTGACGAGAGCCTAAGCGCGACTTCTGTTTACAACAAGTTCCGCGACCTGTTCTCCACTCCAGATGTTAAGTACTACCTAGTCAAGAGAATTGGTAAGGCGCACGACGCAGCCTTCGCAGCTGGCGACGAGATTAGCGTCTACGGCGTAAAGACCGACTTCCCAGTTGACATTGTTGGCGACAGCGAAATGATTCGCCTTGGCGCTCGCTTCCTAACCACTGGTGAAGTTGCTGTCAACGTAGCAGTTGGCGCTGGAACCGCAGGTTCTGGCCCAGAGCTTCGTGCAACTGTTGGAACCAAGTCAACTTCAAACGGAAAGATTAAGGTTTACTGGGTTCCAGTATCCGCAATCTCCGGAACTGAAGATGACTTCGTTGCTGCTCCAGATGTATCCGACATCGCCGCAGGCGGAGTTGACCTAACCGAGGCTATCGCTTGGGACAGCTATGACCTGGGTGCAAACGACTCAAACAAGATCGACGACCGTGGCATTGTTGACACCGGACAGGTTCAGTCTCGTGGATTTGCGCAGTTCAGTGGTTCTCTAATGTTCTTCCGTGGCATTACCTCGGAGAGCAGCGGAGCTTACTACAATGCTTATGAGACATTCAAGGCAGCAACTGACGGAAGCCGTCCAGTTGGATTCTTGGTAACTCGTATCAACGTTCCTACCAGCACCGCACTTGCTGCTACCCAAAAGGTTAACGCTTTCAAGTTCATTGCAGATGCATTTATGGACAACACCGAGGGCGAAGACAGCGTGAAGTTTATGGTTAACTTCATGCCACAGGGTAAGCTCGGAGTAAACGTAGCTGCCGTAGCGTAGTAAACCGGCTGGGGAGAAGTTTGCGCCCATTTTACTTCTCCCCGGCCTTTTAAAATGGGCGAGAATGGGCAAAAAATGAGCGAAGAAAATATCCTGGAGGAAGCGGTCGAGCTAGTCAAAGAAGCTCAATCGCAAAAAGTTTTTAATCTAGCCGATGCCATTAAAGGCAGGGCGTATCCGACCACATCTGTGCGGGTATTTCTAGACGATGAAAGTGCGCTAAAACTTTCTGACATAAATCAAAAATTAAACAAAGCCCCCTCGGAAGAGGAGATTAAAAAGCTTACAAAAGAAGCCGAGGGCCTTTCTAAGAAAATTATTCAAAGTGCTCTTGTTTTTGAAATGCGTGGAGTTGGTCAGGCGGCGATTGATGCTATCTCACAAAAGCTAAACACAAAACACAAAATCGGCCCCACCGAGGTTGGAAGCAACAACTCTGACTGGCTTAGAGATTATGTTACAACACTTGTTGCGATGAATATTGTTTCTGTTACAAACGCAGATGGCGCTATTGACTCTTCTGAATTTGACTTTGATAAGGGAGATCAGCTTAGGCAAACCCTTGCTCCAAGCGAATGGGGGAAGCTAGTGGCTGGAATGCAGAAGCTAACCCTTGCTGGCGGATACTTCGATCAACTTACGGATGCCGGTTTTTTACCGAAGTCCTAACCTGGTCTCATAATCGCCCTTATGTGACCAAGGTTAGGGCTGCGATCGAAAATAAGATAAAGCCAACGGCAATTCTATTTCAAGAACAGCCGAGTGAGCCTTGGACAAAGTTTGACTTTTTGCTACTTGAGGCGTATCAGATGCTTCAAGATGAAACCTGCGCCCAATGTGGAAATCCAATTTGGATTTGCAGAAATGAGTTTGCGACAAATATAGGTTTTAAGATAAAAGAGATTAAGTGCTTTGCAAGGGCTGAGCTAGAGCGCCACAACGAGCTGCAAGAAAAGAAGAACAGCAAGAAAAAAACTTACGGCACACAAGAGGTGCCCCTACCCTACACCTACGACAATGGTGAGTTCCCCTCTAGGGCAAGCTATTTAGAAAACCTTTACAAGCAACACCTGGATTCAGATGATGTATAATAATTTTATTATCATTGATCTGGAGTCTGGTTGGCTGATAAAAATTATTCCGTAGAAATAAATGTAGGTCTTAATACTGATAAGGCCGAGCAAGACCTTGTAGATTTTAAAAAAGAACTCACCAAACTACTCTCTGGTGGTGGTGACCTTAAATTTGCCATTGGTGGCTACGGCTCTGGCGAAGACATCAATCAAAGAATTATTGACTCGCTAAAGAGGGGCAATAAAAAAGGAAATGAAAGAGTTGCCAAAGAAATTGCCGATGGCCTGGGCAATATCGAAGCAGAAGTTATCGATCTTGTAAAAGACAATGAAGGCAGCGTCAAGCGAGAGTTAAACGAGCTTGCTAGGCGCTACGCCAAAATGCTAGGCATAGATTTTGTTGAAAATATAGCAGAGGCTTTGGGGGAACCCGACTTCGCTGTGCCGCTAGAGGGAATGTCGCCAAGAAGAAGGCAACAAGCAACGCAAGACTTTATGACTAGCGGTCAGCAAGTTATTTATAGTCCGGCTGCATTTATATCTGCTTTTGAAAAAATTGCTGCGCAATTTCCAGAAGCCCGCTTTGGTTCTGGTGCGCAAAGAGGACTAGAGTTAGGATTGACTCGCGGCGCACTTAACCAGCCAGTATTTCAATCTGCAATTCCAGAGCTTACCGATGAAATGCTTAGCTCTTTTAAAAATCTTATTCACAATGCTCTTGGTATGGAAAATGCAAGCGAAGTCGGTGAGTATCTAAGAAATAGAGCGCAAGTAGTTCTTGACGAAATCTTTGAACGTGGATTCAGGGCAAGAGAAGCAAGCTTTGCTTCTAGTCGTATTACTGAGGGCGAATATGATGCAGAAAATCTTGTTAGATATGCAGATGCCTCAGCAAGAAGAGCAATCGCAGAAGCTGAAGAAGAATTTGGTCTTGCCCTTGGAACGCTTGCTAGGCATATTCATACAGCTGGATCGCAATTTAAGGACCTTGAAACCCCTTATAAAATTACACAAATTAACAACCTAATTGCAAAACTTAAAGACCAACAACCTCAAAGTGCATCTGCAGAACAAGAAATTAATGCGCTTAAAAAATTAATAATGGATATTACTCCAAATAGCGCAGAGGCCGGCCTTCAACTTATTGGCAAGGAAGCAAGAGACGCATTTAATGAGGGATTAGTGCAGGCGGGTAGGCTTGTATCAGATCCGAATCAAATACGGGTCAATGTATTTGGTGATTACGAAGACATAGTTGGCACATTGATGTCAACGCCAACTAATGCTCCGGACATTATGGAGCAGGTATTTCTAAATCCTGCAATTCTAGCAGCCGGTAAAGATGGCGTAAAGAATTTCTTTGAGGGACTCAGCAAACTCGTAGTTACAAGCGGAGAAGGGGCTGGTGGCCCTCAGCAAGGATTACAAGAACTAATCGCTTCTGGTCGCAAACTAACTGCCGGTTTTGACACCGAGTTTGTTGACAAGCTTTCTAGTGTTCTTACAGAAGCATCTGTGGTCATTAAAAATGATCTTGGAAAACTATATTCTGTATTTGACTTACTTCAGGCACCTCCAAGTTCCGAGGAAGAAATTCTTGGTCGGACTCAGGTTGGTGCAAGAAGTAGAGCAGAACTACAAAAAAGGGCGCAGCAGCTCGGGTATGGCGAGCCCCTTGGCTCCGCTGAGGGTTTGCAAAATCTAAAAGACTATTACCCAAAGCTTAAGGCTTTAATTGATATTCTAAATCAAATTGCAGAAGCCGGCATTCCGCTTACCGGTGCAAATCTGCAAGGTGCTGACTTTAATAGAATTGCTAAAGCAATTCAAAATGTTAATGAAGCAATATCTGGTAATAGATTAGATCTAGAGCCACTTCAGGCTCCGCGTGGTCCATACTCAAAAGCTACTTTACAGAAATACCCATCTGCATTTCCGCTAGGACTTCCAGATACTGGAAGCGTTCAAGATGTTCAGCGGATGATGAAAGAGGCAACGGGAGCCAATGCTCAGGGCATAAGGGCCCTGGCAGAAGGCTCTAATAAAGTTGGTGATTTGCTTAAGGGTGTTGCTGACAGACTAGATGATGCAACAAGAAATCTTATTGAGTTTAATAAAAAGAACTTTAATATTTCTGGCATGCCGGCGCACACTGCGAGGGCTGATGCAGCTGCTGCTGCAATAATTTATGACGCTATTGAACCATTCTCTGGCCAGGGTCGCCCACCAAGTGATGGACTAGATGCGAGAAGAGTAAGCGGTATTCCAGAAGAGGGCTATGAGCCATTCTTAAATCAGCTTAAGGGAATGAACTCTGTACTGTCGGATATGGCGGAAAAAGAAAAGGAGATTTTTCTAACAAGGCTACAGGGCTTTACTACTACTAAAGAACAGCTTGCAATCTACCACAAGATTGAAGATGTTCAACAAGAGATTACCAAGATTGAAGCTAAGCGTCCATCTGAAGTTGTTAAAACCGGAAAACCCGATGACCCAAAGATTGGCAAGGCAACTGGAGAGCTAAGGGGCGATGCTGCAGCAAGGCGGGAAGTTCAAGCCCTTCAAGGGCTAATTATTTCATATCAAGAAGCCGGCGAGGCCAACGAACGTAGATTTGCAGCTGCCATAAAATTCCAAATGCGCGAAGATGACTTTGCTGGTAAAAATTATCAACACGCAAGACAAAGAATTGACAGCTCCCTACAAGTAGAAAAAGCCGATCGCGCCCAGCGAGACGGAATTATTGCCGGTATCAAGGAACAGGTAGCTGCTGAAAAGAAACTTGAGTCTCAAAACAAGAGCCTGATGAATACTTGGGTTACCGGTCGTTATGCTCTTTACGATGTTGGTAATGCCTATGAATCGGTTAGTCGTCAGCTGGCATTAGCTGCTCGAAGAATCTTTGAAGTAACTAATGCTTATCGTTCCTATGAAACTGCGTTTACCTCAGTTGAAAGAACCATTCCAACACTTGCCGCCTCTGTGGGCGGAGCCGCAGATGAAATGCGGTCACTTAAAGATGCCTTTATTGGGATGTCAGAGGAGATGCCTCTAAGCTTCGAGCAACTATCTCAGATTGCAACCCTCGGCGCTCAGATGGGTGTATCTGCATCTGGAATCGTTGAGTTTACTAAGACAGTTGCGCAATTCGCTGCAATCACAAACATTTCTGCAGAAACAGTCGCACAGAAGTTCGGTAGAATTGCAGAGCTTGCGGATGTTGACTATTCCCAAATGAACAATCTTGGCTCGGCTGTTGCATTTGCTGGTATCAACGCTGTTGCAACAGAAGCTGAAATCTTAACACTTGCAGAATCAATTGCCGCAGTTTCCAATCAGGCTGGATTATTACCAGCTGAAATTATTGGTGTCTCGACTGCGCTTGCATCTATCGGTATTCAGGCCGAACAGGCCCGTGGTGTATTTACTCGTGTGTTTGCTGATATTGATCGCGCCGTTTCTAAGGGCGGCAAAGAACTTGGTGCTTTTGCCGAAATTGCCGGAATGAGTGCAGATGAGTTCTCAAGTGCATGGGGAGAAGAGGGCGCATCTTACGATGTGCTCAGGGCGATACTTGGCGGGCTTGGCGCAACTGAAGACTTAACCAAAGCATTTGACTCATTAAATATTGTTGAAACTCGTGAAATTAACACACTCACAAGATTAGCTAAAAACTTAAATGTTGTAGATCAAGCAGTTTCTGATTCTAATACATCTTTTGAAACTGGCGCATTCTTGGGTTCTGCTTTTGAGAGAACCGTCGATAATCTTGATTCAAAGATTCAAGTTCTAAAAAATAACTTCATGGCACTCACGGAAGAACTTAGCGGTACTACTTCTGGGGCATTAATAGTTGTAATTGATATAGCAAATAATTTGCTATCAACGTTCAAAGAACTTGCAAAGAATCCGTTCTACCAATTTGCCGCAAGTTTTGGTTTAGGACTTACGGGAATCGCGGCAGCAGCAACATTTACAATTGCCGGACTTACAAAACTCGTTGCGCAGATGTATGCGTTTAGGGTTGCTGCAATTAATACCGCAAATGATCCAACTGCAATTTCTGGATTTGCTTCTATGTTTAGGCAAATTACTGGCTGGGGCTCTGGATTAATTGAGATAAGAAAAGATCTTCAGAGCATATCTCCGGCAACAAAAGGAATTATTACGCCAGTAACACTATCACTTTTTGGAAATTTTGAAAAGAGTCAAAGAAAGCTCCTTGAGAATAATATTCTTTTGCTAGATTCTGAAAAGCTTGGCCTTGAAACAGCAAGACAACGCGCAGACAGTATTAACCAATTGTTGAAATTTAGGCAAGCAGAGATTGCTTCAATTGTTCAAAACACAGCAATGACTGAAGCCGAAAAAGCTGCTAGCTTAAGAAAAATTACAAGTGACAAAATCTATGTGACTACCACTGGCGAAATCATTCGTGGCAAGATAACGGAAACTGAAGCAAGAAGAAGAAATCTTATTGCAATCAACGCAGAATCTCAGGCTGCAGTAACTGCCCAAAGGGGAGTACAGTCTGCTGGTCGCGCTGGCGCTGCAAGCATCTTTCTTGGATTGGCAACTGGGCTTGGCGCAGTTCTATCGGTGGCAACACTTATCGGCACCGCAATAGGCTACATTGCTCAAGAAATTGAAAAAACAAAAATAAACATTCTTGAGTCTGGTGGCGGCGTTGCATCTCTTCGTGATGCTATTAAACAAGACACCCAGGCGTTCCAAGCATTAACCCCAGAGCAGCAAAATGCGACTGATAAATTTATTACTTTTGAAAGACAAGTAAACGTATCTACTACTGCTGTAGATGAAAACGCAAGGGCAATAGCAGCTGCAACTGGTACTGGCCAAGATTTTGTTGACGCAAATCAAAAAGTAACAGATTCGGTAGAAACTCAAACTTTTGCAATTGGACAAAATACTCGCGCATGGTTTGCAAATGCAATTATGCAAGATGAGAATATTCAGAAACTTCTTAAATCATATCCAAATTTCTTTAATGACATTAAACAATTTGGGCTTGATTTTGGTCAAATCCTAAATGACGTAATGTCTAATCCAGACATCAACATTAATACATATTTAGATGAGCAATTGAGCGAAACGGGCGGCAAAATAAGGGGCAGGCTTCAGCAAGTTAAGCAAGAAATGCAAGCATTAAGGCCAACTGGATATGGCCGGCTTAATACTGAACAGCAAAAACGATATGACCTTCTTGTTCAAGAAAATACAAAATTAGTTGATCAGGTAAATCTATTAGATAGAGCAGAAGAAGCAATCAGGAGTATTGCAAATGCCATGAAGGCAGGGGCAACGGGCGCGGAGCTTTACAACTATATCAATGATGCGCTTGGTGTAATGCAAGAGCTTGGGGATGAGACTGATGAAACGACAGATGCAACGAATAATCTTGCCCAAGCCCTGCGTACTGTTCTTGATTATGCAAATGATCTTTCTGGAATCTTTAGCAGGGTTATTGAACTTGAGTTTGGCAAAGAGATGTCGGACGATGCAATTACCCGTGGCTGGAGAGAGATAACAAAATCTGCGCAATCCGCCAGAGATGCGATTGAAGATGCCAATAGGGAAATCAAAGACCTAACAGCGGACAAATCAATTCTTGAGTATCAGCTCTCTGTTGCCGAGAGATATGGCGATGAGCTTCGTGCCGCCAAAATTCGGGCAGAACTGGCAAAAGTAAACAATCAAATAACTGATAGTGAAAAAGATTTGGCAGATGCTCAAGACAAAGCCTCTATGGGCCTAACCGGAAATACAGATGCCGCCCTCGAAAACAGGGCAGCCGTTCTTGGTATGGTCGGAGAGTATCAGCAGAGAATTGAAATGCTTGCTAAGCTTGGCCGCACGCCGAAACAGTTGGCCGGAGATATAGATGTTCTTAAAAAGCGCTTCCGCCAACAGGCTATCGCCGCCGGCTTTGCCGCTGAGGAAATTGACGAGTATACAGCACTCTTTGATCAATTTGGAATAGCTGTAGATAAAACTCCTTATGATGTTGATATTAAAGTCAACTTGGGAATAAGCGCAGCAGAACAAGCCCTTAATGAGTTCTTGGCAAAAAACAGAGAAACAACTGTAGATGTCAAAGCAAATACGGACCCTGCAAAAGAAAAAATAGCAAGCATTACCGAAATGCAATGGAAGTTTAAAAACATTGTTGCAGACAGAATAGACACAAGCAAGGCCGAGGCCTATCTACAGCAATGGCTCAATAGGGGCAGAACCCTTAGCATGGCACTAACATTTGATTCGGCACAGATTGTTAGGGCACAAGCCAGCGCAATATACAAAGTATATACAGCATTAGCTGCGGTTAGATCGCCTCTTGCAGAATCTTATCGTGAACAATATTTAATTCTAAACAGAATTGCCAACGGCATGGCAACTGGTGGTTTTGTCAGCGGTCGGGGAACTGGAACCAGCGATAGCATTCCAGCAATGCTTTCTAATGGTGAATTTGTTGTACAGGCTCGTGCAGTTAAAACCTATGGTGTTGACTTCATGAATGCACTTAACCAGCAAAGAGTTCCAGTTATGTCTTCATCGGCGGGCGGTAGCCGCACTAGCCTTGGTGGATCAACAATAGCTCAACTGTCTCCAGAAGATAGAGCATTGCTTCGTGCTGTTGTTAATAGGCCGGTTACACTATATGCAGACAATACAAAGATTGCTCAATCTGCAAATGCCGGTAATCAAGTTTTGAGCCAAAGAGGAAGTAAATAATGCGTAAGGTCTATTTTGGAAACGCAAACAAGCAGGCTTGGATTCCGGCTCCACAATCTGGAATGCAGGCCGAATCTGGCACACGTTTGATTGAAAATCAATTACTTAGCGGCAGGATGTCTATTACTCGATCTGGTGCAAACTCAAGGCGCTTTACGGCCTCTTGGATTGGTGGGCTAAACGAGCCAGGTATCGAAGATAGTCTCCACACAATTAAGGACTTTTATGATGGTGTTTATGGGGATGGTCCTTTTTATTGGAATGACCCATATGCTAGTGGTACCAATTTGCTACCACCACACTGGGCTGCCCCTGCGTTATCAAGGAATGACTGGCCGCAAATAGCATCATTTGAACCAACTGAATATCTAGCAACCGCAACCAATACGCTTAACTATCCGACATTTTCGGCAAGGTACAACATAACCGCAACGACGGAAGTTTCAAGCACTCGCAAGCTAACTTTAATTATTCCGCCCGATTATAATCTGCATTTTGGTTGGCATGGAGTTGTAACTTCTGGTCTGGCTAAAATGAGAATTACTAGATATGCAAGATCCAATGGGGCTGCAAGCAACGTTGATGCTGATGTAATTTCCGTGACTTCCAACAATAGAACCAATGTTTCTATAAACGGAGATACCTATTCTCGCGTGGAGATTTATCTTTACAAGCCAAATGGCGCAGCCTCAGACATAAGAATTAGCGGAATGATTGCACAGATCCTTCCGGATGGGACTTCTCCCGCGACTGGTGGCTTCCTCGGCGGAAGGGGAACATCCGCTCTTGAATTTGCTGCACCAGTAGCCCTTGAATACTATTCGGCCAACGTAAACAATGGACAGGTGGGTCTTAGCACTCAGTGGCAGGAAGTTTAAATGGCGACCAAGATAACAAATGCAACTGGTAGCGGAAGCATTCAAAATGATTCGCTAATTTCATTTAGTTATAGTGAGGATGTTACATCTTTAGAACCATCTAATCTGGATGGGGGAGTTGGTCAAGTTTCCATATCTGGCATTGTTGTAAAAGACGAAAAAATTGGAAACACACACCCGGCAAGCAAGCTTTTAATTAACAATGACATCATTCTTACAGACAGTGTTTTCGGCTCTGTGCAATTTCAGGCAGACTCATTATCTGTGGGCAATGAAGTTGTTAGCATAACTGGTTCTACTATTCACGAAAGATTAAATGTAGATAAAACCGCTGGGCCACATGGCGGCACTGGTTCAACTCTTTGGACTGCAATTACTTACTACTGTTCTTTAGTTGGCATTACTCCACAAATTAGCAGTGCACTCGAAGCTACCCTAGATGCAATTCCAGTGAACTTTATTGGCTGGCAGGGAAATGTCTGGGAACACCTAAAAATGCTCTGCGCAGCTGTTTCAATAGATACATCCGGAAATATCGGTCTTGAAATGTATATTGATAATGATCAATTAGTTTTTAGGCAGGCGCTTACAACAAGCATTGATTTGACTGAATATTTAGAAGATGTGTCGTTATCAATTAACAGCACCGATACTGCTCAAAACATTGACATCATAAAGTATGAAACGCTATATGGCTCTAATCGCGTTATTGCAGTAGAGGATCGGGGCACACTGACCGCTGCTACTAGAAACGTAACAATCGACGATAGAATGCAGGTCGATCCGGGCGAGACGCTAATAAAAAGATTTAAGGTTAATGCATCGCTTGAAAGCGTTAATCAACCAACTCTAGTTTCTGCAATTAGCGAAGTTCCATATCCCTTAACTGGCGGCTTTGGGGAATATGTAGTTGTTGGAAATGATGATCTACCAATTCAGCCATCTCAGTGGATCGATCAAGGCGGCAGCTTAACTGTATCTATTACAGAAAACCCAAATGAGATTGAGCTAATAATCGTTGCACCGCCAGCCCCGTCTTTGCCAACTGCTGACGATCCAACAGAGCTTACCCTTGCGCCTTATAAGATTGGAGTTGAGTCTTCTGGCGATGAAGACTATCCGGCTCTATACATAACTGGCACTGGTGTTTTCTTTGAGCGCAAAACAAAATCCTTTATTACAGGCGCTTCTGATGAATATACTGCAAAAGAAAATGCCACAGAAATTGATAATCCATTTATGACAACCGACCATAACGTATCGACTCGTGGGGTTGCTGCAGCTCAGGCTCAATGCGGTCCGCAAATACTACTTAGCTTTTCTGTTTCTAATGGGGTTACCTTTGGGGATACAATTGGAAATGTCTTTAATTATGAAAGCAATAAGTATAGACTTTCGTCTATACAATTTTCAGACTCTGAAGTAGCGGTTGATGCCATCGGCTGTGCCAGAATTAGCGACTTTAACTCCAAGTGGACTGGAAAAACTTTTACTAACTTTAAATCCATAGCACTTGATCCGACTCTCTATCCAACACAGGCTTTGACGTTTAATGAATTTTCAGTAATCCCATTAATGGAGGCACAATAATGCAATGGTACAAAAACTACCTGGCTTCTGAGGTTCAGCCCTGGGCCAGGCAAGTCCAGAAAGAAATTGATAACGTTAAGGCAAACTTCCAAAGCGCAGAAGTTAATAATGTAAAAAGAGACGATCAGCTTGCATCATCACTTCGTCAGGTTCAGAGCGCTGCAAATGCTGCCAGCGATGCTTCAACGCAAGCTACTGCAGCCGCGGCACAGGCAAACACTGCAGCAACTAATGCACTCGCCGCCGCTAATACTGCAAACACATCTTTAAATGGGCTGGTTAGTTTAGGTACTGATGGCAGTAGCTACTCGGTTCATGGCGGTAACATAACGGCCAACACGATTACAGCAAATGAGATTAGTTCTGCATATGTATATGCGGGAAATTTAAGTGCTGGTCAGATTACTAGCGGAAGTCTTAGCGCAGATCTTATTTCTGGTGGCACTATAGATGCAAGCAATATTTTTGGTGTGACAATTACTGCTAGTGAGATTACTGGTGGTTCAATAAATTCTAGCGGTACTTTTAGTACATCTTCTGGGGGAAGGACTACAACCCTTGGCAACGGAAATTTAAGTATTTCTGGACCAGGGGGAACCGGCGGAATAAGTAGTCTAAGTGGTTATGGAATAGTTCTCCAATCTAGTAATGAAATTTTAGTAAGTGCAGCAAATGGAATTTCTGGTCCTAAATCAAGTTTTGACACCCATGAGGGTAATGGATTTGTAACAGTTAGGGATAACACTGTTTCTGGTAGCAGTTTTCCAGCTAACGTTTTTATATCTTCTGCAAATGGAAATATGGCTCGTAAAACAGATGCTTCTGAGCGTAGATTAAAAGAAAATATTGAAAATTTTGAATTTGATACTGATGCGTTTATATCCATAAATCCAGTTACTTTTAACTATAAACGTGATGCAGTATCTACAGATGAGCAAGCAGAAGCTCTAAATGTTGGTTTTATTCTTGATGATTTTGAACAAGCTGGAATTTCAGATTTTTTAGTTTATCAAGCAGAGGGCGACAGCTTTAAACAGCTCAGATATGACCTTCTTGCTATTTATTTACACAAGGTTGTACAGACTCAAAATGAAAAAATTAAAACGCTAGAGGCCCGACTTGAGGCTCTAGAGAATACGGTACAATAGATACATGGCAAATACTACTAAGGGCATAACCTACCCAACTTCAAGCGATAGCATAGCTCCACTTGAAACACATTTTGCAAACCTTGCAAATAGTGCAGACAATGCTGGGGTGGTTTCTGGATCTTATAGTTTTACTGGGCCATCAGATACCTCTAGTCCAGTGAACATTGTCGTGCCCTATGGCGTAACTCTTTCAGGCAACCCAGTTGTCGTTTGCAATGTTCGTGGTGGGGCGGGTGCAAGTGGTTATGTTGCAACCATTTCCGGTACTACAACAACTACAAATTTCACGGCTCGTGTTCATAGACTTGCTGGTACTGGAGCTGACTCCGCATTGTTTATTGACTGGATAGCAAGCGACTACAGCTAAAGGCGATTATGACTTGGAAACTACCATTCCCAGATAAATATGTAACTGGTGAATTTGGCACTCGTAGTAAGTTCAGACTTGCTAACAATCTTGGACCCCATAGGGGTACTGACTGGTCGAAGCCAGAGGGGACAAAGATCCCGGCAATTACTAGCGGAACCGTCGTTCTCGTCCAGTACAGCAAAATGCTTGGATGGTGCCTTGTGCATACTGGCTGGGCAGAAAATAAGACTTGGCACATTGGGTACTCTCATCTTATGGAAGAGCCAAAATTAAAAGTGGGTGACAAAGTCAAGGTTGGTCAGACAATCGGATTGATGGGCTCCACCGGCACCGCTTCAAGCGGGCCTCATCTTCATGCCACCCTAGGAACTGGCCCAAAATCTATTTTTATTGGTAAGGTCTACGATTTGAAAGCTTTTATCAAAAAACAAGCCACAGAATCGTCTGAGAAGCCACAAAAGCCTACCCCTAAGGAAAAGACCCCATCCAAGGGGTCAAAGCCCTCAAAACCCACTACAGCGGCTCCTAGGCCCAAAAGCCCTAAATCAGGGGGGTAAGATGGCCGGTCCGTCGTGGAAGCACAGAAGGCGCTTAATCTATGCAGCCTTTGCCCTAAGCGTGGGGATGATTGTTTTTGGTGCCGCTATTTATGCTAGTGACACCGAGGTTGCAGCTCAGTTAATTATTGGCGGAGTTGCATTAATATCCATAATACTCACAGCTTATACAGCCTTTGCGACTTTTGAGGATGTAAAATTGTGGAAGTCAGAAGATAGGAATGAAGAATGACTCAAATTGATCCAGAGGTTCGTCGTTGGATTTACGGCGTAATTGCAGCAACCGTGCCACTACTTGTAATGGTTGGTTCACTAACCGATGAAGTTGCTCAGCAAGTTATGAATATCACAGCGGCCATTTTGGCAGTTGGTGGTTCTGCACTAGCAATTAGCAACGTTCCTGATGGGACAAAGAAAAAGTAAAATGTCAGACATGGCGAGAGACTTTACTGAAGTATTAGTAGCAATAGGGCGCATTGAGGAAGGCATCAAGGGATTGCGCGAATCTATTGAAAGACTAGAAAAAAAGTCCGACGCACAAGATAACGAGATACAAGAAATGCAGCTTGAAATCAGGCAGCTTAAGACACAGCGGAGCACGGTTAGGGAGAACGTGGCTCTTGCTTTGTCAATTATGGCAGTTGCAATTACTGGTATTGCTAATCTTCCATGGTGAGTCTAGCATTTGTCATTTCAGAATAAACCAAACAAGTTTGACATTTTCTTTCTTTACAAACCCTATCACAATGATCACACTCAAAATGCGGAATTGATGGTTTATATTCCCCATCAACCCTAGTTATCTTTAACGGGTTTTGACAGCTACAAATTAATGTTACCGTAAAAGCAAAACCGTTTTCATCATAATAAAAAATGGACGCGCTATCGTCTTCTTTTTTCTTTTTCTTTTTAAAAAATCTATCAAAGAGGCCAGACATCAAATCCCCCTTGTGTCGCTGCTTCCCTCTGCTTTTTTGGACTTTTGCCATTTTCCGCAATCCGTGCACTGGAATCTCCTGTATTTGCCAGTCGAGCTGACTTCATAGCCCCTGCTTTGTAGTTTCTGTGATCCGCACACAACGCAACCAGTAGTAAGTTGGTCATAAAGTTTTCTGTTTGGATGATTGGGTATCCACGGCTTTAGCTTTTCATAAAGATCAACTAAAAGATTTACGTCCTGAATCTGGTACTTCTTCATCTCGCGCCAAGCAGACTTATCTCCAGCCATACACTTTACCCAAAGTTCAAAACCAGAGTGCTGTACTTTTGCTCCAACGCCAAGGGTTTGTGCAACATAATCAAGCTTGTTGCTAGGAAATTTAAACTGTGACTTAACGGCTAGCATCAAATCCATTTCCTTGTAGGGAGAGGGCGGTTTCATGCCAGCCTCAAGCAATTCACGCTTTAAGTGCTTTGAGTCAAAAGCTTTGGAATTCCAGCCCACAAGAACATCTGCCTCATCTAGAAGGCGGTGGATCTCTTTTAGCATTTCTTTTTTACCATCGTGATGAACTGATTTAAAAATAACGCTTTTTTGACCATGCCAGCGAGCGCCGAAGCAAAGTATTTCCGTCGAGGACACAATTTGCCCAATGCTTATGTCTTGCTGATGAAGTCCCCAAACATAAGCAAGATTTGGGGTTGTTTCAATATCTAAATATAAAATTTTCATAGCGCCCTTTCGGGAAAAGATCAGTCCAGCTTAACTCGGTTTACCCAAGTTCTACCAGCGTCACCGCCCCAAGCATCCCAAGCAACACGACCGGGAGATGGGTAACCCTTTTCTCCTGCGTTAAACCCAGTTGCCTTTTTGTCAACTGCGTGTCTTGCAAAGTACGATTTCATTCTGGCAACAGTATCACGACCAACTGATCCACCGGATGCAAGCTGTTGGGCGCGTCGCCTTCCGGTAGATGTAAATCCACCGCCAGCCTTGCCATCAGAAATCCACTTTAGGGCTCGCTTAGCCGCAGACTGCACACCGGATGGAATCTTGTAGCCGTCAGCCTCAACAAGTTTAAAAGCCTCATTAAGACTTCCTATCTTGCTAAGAGTCGAAAACTTGTGGCCAACTAGGGTCTCAGTTTCTTCCCAGCCCTCTGGCCCCTCTTTCCAAATTCTAATTAGAGCGGCCGGATCCTCAGCGCTTGCATTAATAGAAAAGTCCGAATCTGGCACGCCCAGGGTGCCGTCCTTCATAACGTGCTCAATGCGGCCACGAGCGGTACCACCGCTTGAGTTCCAACTTACAAAGTCGCCTTCTTTTAGGGCTTCTGGGGCGGCCTCTTTTACTTTCTTACGCATTATCTTCTTTCGGCCAGGCCAACTCAATAGTCGGCAGGTGTCTAATACTTCTAAGATAGATTATAGCGTGCCTTATCGCATCATTTGCGTGGGGCCTTCCTCTTTGATACAAGCCAGCGCCCCTTAGCACATCATCGGAGCATAGGGGCTTTTGGGATGGGGATTGATAAATTGGCTTTACTGGGTTCCAATACTCTCCAGATTCAATGGCTCCAATAATATATACAGGGGTAAGGTCCGGAAACTTTACGCTGGGGCGAAGCACAAAGTCCTCACAGACAATTTGCGCCCAAGATCCCGCCCTAGCCCTGTACCAATCTAAAAATCCTGATAGCCCGCCCTCAACCTGCTCGGCATAAGATAGGATGGGTGGACTAGATAATTCATAATCTAGCTCAGCTAAACCAGTTGTTCCCCCCGGATCAATCGCCAAAATTTTTGGCATTTTTTCTACCCAGCTTCTCTTCTCGTAGAACTTCTATTTTTGATTCTGCCTCAGACAACGCTTCCTGTGCTCTGTGACCGTCATAGGTGTCACGCAAGTTACTCAGAGCTGCCAATACTTCATCAAAAGTATCGCGTATTGCCTGTTTGTAGCCCTGATTAAAAGCTAAAACACCTTGCTTAGCAATAATTTCCTGTAGGTCACTCATCTTGATCCTTTCTGATAATTGTTATAACTATGGCGGTTAGCAGGATGTTGACCACTTGAAACATGAGAACATACTCAATCATTTCTGCTTTCCTTTATCTTTAGTTTTCTACTAATTGAAGACTGCGAAACCCCCGAGAGCCTCATAATCATATTCTGGCTTGTACCCATTTCAATTGCTCTCTTTACTGCCTGATAATCAAAATCACCCATTGACTTTGTAAAGAGAATTTGCCTGAGCGTCTCTAGTGACTCTGGCTCAAAAGATCCGCCAGTCTTATCTGTTTTATTTGTATAGGCTTTGATCTTTGAATGATTGACTCCAGATCCAAATATTTTTGCTATCTGCCTATTGGAAAATAATCCGTAGCGCGAAAGCTCTGTAGTCTTATCGGCAATCTGTTTGTCAGAAAATGTTTTAGCATTTTCCCTAATCCAAATTGCAGTATTGATTGCTTCTAATCTTTTTTCGTCGTTCATACCGTCTCCAAAAATCTTTTGCTTCCATCAATTACAATATTAATTCGAGCCTGAGAGTGAAGAGATTCGATCATATCGTCGAACTCCCTCTTCTTCTTATCCCCAAACTTCTTAAATGCCTCTTCGTAGCGAATTCGGCCACCCTTTGCAACAATGAGTGCCTCTAACGAGTCAACATCTCTCTGCCAGTCTGAAGCAGATATTGCACTAGCCATTCTCACTAGATTTGCAAACCAGCCCTCCGCATAATGAATTGCGACCAGGACGTGCTTTAGCTCAACCCTTAGCGACCTCTCCTGCATAGCGAGTAGGATAGATATCTTCCAAACCGACAATGCAAGTCTCTGCCTTGATGGCTCGATTGATTCTTCGTGCTGATGTCCGCTTGTATATTCGCCCATATCCCATTTGAACTGATTGAACCGAGCTAGTGCCTCATCCGATAATAAAACCGGCACAGGTGGTTCTGGTGATTGATTGAGCCACCATTGATAAGTTTCCAGCAGCGACCTGACAATCTCTTCCATCTCGACATCACGCCTAAAGCTGTCAGCAGAGCTAGCCTGAGAAAGGTCCTCTGATTCCCTTGTGCGCTCTGGGGCATCCGCTACAACATAGATAAACCTAGCCAAAAAGCCTGAGCGGAAGTAATCAGTAGTAAGAATCTCAGCAACTTTACTCGTGATACCCATTAGATACATAATAAAGTTTGTCTCAGCCCTGTCGGTCTGAAGGGCTTTTATGCCAGTGTTCGCACCAGTGGAGCGAAGCATTACTGGAACTTTTCCGTCATATAGTTCTGTGTATTGATCTGCGGCAGCTGACATATATGTCTTAGTTACAAACTCTTTGAACATACCCTGCACCTCGTCTCGGTGGAACATAGATGTCATTTTGTCTCGTCCCGCCAAGTGCTTGACCAATGCCTCACCAGTTGCATTGGAGCCGATGTCGATTTGGTATCCAATTTGATTCTCAAAAGATGAGAGCATCTTTAGCATCAGCGCCCGACTGGTTGATTTTCTGCTACGAGTTGTTTCACCCAGTAGCATAAACCAAAGGTTTAGTCCCATCTTTCCATACTTTGGAGCCGCCACACCCGCTGAGGAGAACACAGCAGACAAGAGGATAAAAGCACTTGCTACTTGATACTCAATCGCTCCATCAGTTTTCTTTTTAGCCCAAGCACAGTATCGGTCAATGAAGGTATGGGTCGAGCTGACTTTAGTCCGCTCTTCCGCGGATAAAAAGTCAATCTTCTTCTCTGGAGCTGGCTCAACATCTAGCGGCTCGATTGCTTGATTGATATCCCCTAAAGACTGTTGCGCTCTCTGAACCTCACGCCACAGATCGCCATCGGCATCCGCCCTCTTTGGTCTCGATGGGTGATGATATTTGTTGCATTTTGCATTTTTAGCAACCACAAAAACTTCTTCTGCAGATAGCCCCTGCCTAAAAAGCTCAAGCTCTAGCCTCCAAAGCATTCTGCTCATATCCGAATTCATATTCGGCTCTTCCATATACAGGGATAAGATTTCCCTATTGCTGGAAATTTTTGAAAGAACCTTTATTAGCTCTGGCGTTTGCTCGGGAAGCGGAAGGTTCGCCAACTCCGGAACGGCCTCAACGGAAACATCGGCATAAGTCTTTTCTATTTCATCAATCGAATACACAACGCCAGTATTATTTGCGCTGACTCGAAATCGCTCTGGGTATTTTAGATTGCTAGTGCCAGCAACTCGAAGTAGCTTAGTCGGGTTCCAGCCAGAAACATCACAGCCCTGGTCTCTGTGTGCGTAGGCAATCTTTTTGGCAATTGTTGCAACCCTCTGCGGGTCTTGTTCGTTATCAAGGATCCAGTAACAGTGCCATCTGTCCCTGGATGTCTCCACGGATATTGATGGCTCAAGTCTAAAGTTGCTCGGGTGACAGGTGTCGGCATCCGCATACACAACAGAAACAGCTTTAGCGTTTTCACGAATTCGTCTTTGTTCGTAAAACAGAATTGGTGAAAAGTAAACATCTTCCTCAGAGTATTTTTCGGCGTAGGCAGACATCTGCTCAAGCTCGTCTGGATAACTAAAGAACTTTTGAACTGTAGGAGTTGATTGGCTATCCTTTGTTACAAGCGTGGCGTAGCCAGCGGATGAGCCGAGAACTGACTCTAGGAACTGCTCAATTGACATTTTTCTCCTCAAAAAAAGTGTCTAGTCCCCTTTCAGGAATCGAACCTGACATCGCCAAGGAGAGCCGGGCCGAGAGAAACAGAGAGAAAACCCGAAACGATGCACCAAGAAGGGGTTGGTGAGCAGTTTATACTCTTGCTCAGGAGCGCCCATTAGGGAACTACCAAGTGTCGCTATCGCCCTCAGTAGTCTTTTTTGCACCCATTGATTTTAAGAGAGCCTCTGGGGTGCTGGCAGGCTTAGTGAAACCTGCCACATTGTTTTCCTCGCCCTCAAGGCCAGGAACGATTTTAACTTTTGCACCGATCGACATACCCATCAAGTCTTTGGTAGCAGGAACTGCAAACTTGCCGTCCTTCATATCAAAGCCAAGTGCCTCAAAAAAAGCCTGAGTCTTCCAGAATGCCTTGCCGGTGTAAAGTGGAACATAGGTGAACAGCCTACGATTTTCGTAATCACCCTCAGAAATTCTGAGCTGTAGTTTGAACTGCGGCTTACCTGCGTTTTCTCCATTCTTGACCTCTAGGGTCTCAATGTCGAAGATGGTGGTGCTATAAGTTCCTGCTGGAATAAGTCCGTAATCAGACTTTGGTGCTAAGTCTCCAGCGGAGATGTTGATGCTAATTGCCATAATTATTTTCCTCCTTCGGCAATCTTATCCATAATTTTTTTCATACTTGGATCGACAAGCCGACCTGGCAACCCAAATCTGTTTCCAGACACAAGTCTGTCCGAGGACTGCATATACATTACTCGGTGAATCTCTCCATCGCCATCCGCCTCGGTTGTTAGGTAGGCAACAATGTCTGGCACAGATGGCAGAGTATTGCGGGCAGACCCGGGTAGCAGTGGGATTGTCTTTACCGCACCAGTCTGCTCATCCTTCTCATCGAGTGCGTGGGCAACGATTATTCCGAGAAACGGAGCAGCGTGGAGCTTTCGTGATAAATCCGTAATCCACTGCTTTAGGTCTCCATACTTACCGAACTTGTTGTTTCGGTTTTCTGGCTTGTCACCAAAGACCCTCTCAGCTCTATCCATAGCCACGCCAAGGGTATCGATAATAACGGTCTTGTATTGGTGCTTTTGGTCGAGCAGTGCATTGATGGCGCTGTCGAACTTTTCGTGTGTATCACAAGCAACAACATCTACATCGGGCCAGTCGCGAGAAATGGCGGTAGATCCACCCTCGGTATCTAGAACCAATACTGGAGACAAAGATGCAATCTGAGCGGCGCTCGCGGCAAACCAGCTCTTACCTCTCTTTGGGTCTCCATAAACCAAAATTGAATTTGGCTTGTTGAGTTGTGCTGCTTTTTTGATGCCCTTCTCAAAGGGCAGTTTTGGAAAGTCAGTCATATTTCCTCCTTGTTTGTGACTCTACCACATCTAATCCCGCCATACGTAACGACACGACGAGTTTCTTGAATTTTTTTTCAATTTTTATTTGTCCAACAATTTCCCTAATTGCAAATGCTATCGAAATGATGGCAGATATAAATAAGAAAATCTTTAGATAAAGGCTTGTAACCTCAAGACCTGCCAGCACAAAAAGTGCTGATTGAATAATTAGCCCAAGGCTAAGGCTGAGGGTCAAGAACCTTGCAATTGAAACAATGCTCTTCCCTTGCAAACTCTTCAAGATCTTTTCCACCCTGAATCTCCTTCCAAATTCTTTCTAGTCTGTGCCAAACACTTAGGGCAAACTCTTCATCGTAGTCAAAAGTCCAAGTCCAAAGGTCTGGGTCATAAGTTCCGTCGCGGTTGATAAATACTAGCGATGCCCCGTCGATAGGAATGTTGTTCTTGTTTAGTCCCCAAGCATAAACCTGCACCTGAGCGTAGTAGCGGCGAAGCGTGTAAGATGCCTCCGGGTCTTCCTTCTGCTCGAAGATAATAGCCTGTAGGGCTTTTGACTTCTTGCGGTTAGAAGTTTTCCAATCGATCAGGTGCTTGCTATTGATTAGGGCTAGGTCTGGCTTTGACTTTATTTCGCCGTAGCCCTCTAGGTTGCCCAGTCTAATAGTTTGCTCAATGCTGGCAGACTTAAACTCTGGGAACAGGTCAAAGTCTGCTGTTGGTATGCGCTCTTCGAGATACTCGTGAACAGCAGTGCCAATCCTAGCGCCCATCCAATACTTGAATGGTGGCTGCTCAACTCCCTTTAGCTTGCTTGCGAGATGATACTCACACGGATCGCTGAAGTCGCTTGCGCCCACTAGTTTTTGTGAGTCTCTTGAACTCGCTTGTTGAAACAAAGACAGTGCGAGTGTCTTCACTCTCGAATCGGTAATCATCTTGCTCCCTTGTTGGGGTCTTCCTTATCGTAAAGTCAACGCCACCCCAAATGCCGTTTTCCTCTTCGTTTGCAATTGCATAGTTTAGGCATTCTACCTGAACCGGACAAGTTTTGCAAATACTTTTTGCGTAAGCTCCCTGTCGTTCCATGTCAGGGAACCATAATTCTGGGTCAATCTGAGCGCAAACTGCTTCTTTTTTCCAAGATAAATCTAGTTGAACTTTCATTAGAATAACTCCTCTGGCTTTATACTAAATGAAACTCCACCCCAAACCCCATTTTGTTCGCCATTGGCGACTGCGAAATCGTAGCACTGCTTTAGCAGCGGGCATCCGTGGCAAATCTCTTCGCACTCATCTTCGGTTAGGAAGTCGGTGTCTGTGTAGAGATCTGGATTCGATATACACGGATAAATGGGATGCTCTTCCTGTTTTTTACAAAGCTCTTCCCAAGCCCTTCGGGCTTTAGGCAGTATGCCTAAATCTATTCCTTCTTGACTTCTTGCCATTACTGCTTCCTAGCCCTAAGACTTTCATTCATTTTTATTCTATCCCGCACAAGCCTAGAAAGTATGCCAAGATCGTAAGTGTCGTCCGCAACAATTTTATAGCTGACCACCGACTTTTTCTGCCCCCTTCGGTCTAATCGACCAGCGGCCTGCTCGTTGAGCAATCGGTTGTCATCCTCAGATAGCCAAACAACAATATTCGTGGCTTCCTGTAGTCCATCAGTTCCCTCTCCGATAGCCGCAATAACCGCCACAATGAACTGAATATCCCCTGCAATAAATTCCTCTAGTGCCTTGTCTCTTACTGGTTGAGACTTTTTGCCAGACCACTCGAATGCCGAGTAGCCCATCCCGATTAGCCTCTTAGTCGTGACCTCAGCAAACTTTTGTGAGTGGGTCAAGATCAACATCTGCTCACCCTCAGGATGGTCTTCAATAATTTGCAAAAGTTCCACCAGTTTTGTGGACTTGCAATCCTCAGCAAAAGTTACATCACCGGTCTCAGGGTCGATTGTTGGAACGCCCAGAGTAATTTGTCTTAGCCTTGTGCGAACCGCTACAGGAGCTTCTACCACAAGCGGATTATCTCCTAGCCAAACAAAAAGATCTTGC